CTTCACTGTTATTAACTTTATAGTTATTAACTATACTGTTATTTCGCCCTAGCGGGCTCTCGTTAGAGTACAGCCGTTTACGCATTCGTCAACCCCCTTTCTAAAATAGTTTATTACGCTTCTGTTTTGGTGCTCTTAGCTTGGCTAAATCACGCTCATATATCGGACGCCAACAGCTTTTGTCGCTGCTGCAAATCAGGGTTTTACCATCGCCCAGGATCACCCAGCCATCAAGGTTTAGATCGTGCTCACGCCCGCATGTCAGGCATGGCACAGGTCGGGACTTACGCTTACCCATTCACCGCCACCCACTTGACGCAAGACTTGCCGTACTTAGTTTCACCGCGATCGCCTGATACCTTCACCAGGTTGTCATTCTTTAGCTCGCTTAGACGCGGCTGCACAGATGGGTACGGGATCTCTAAGGCTGCTGCGATCTGTTCCGTTGTTAATGAAACCCGAACAGTGCGGAGAAAGTGCAATACCTTTTCTCGAACATTCAGCAGGTGCTCCGTGTTGATTGCCAGGCGGCTCGTTTCTGTTGATTGGTATCCAATCCCGTTGCTAGTGTAGCTCATGTTATTACCTTTCGTTTCTTATGTTTTACCCTGACCATACAAGGCGATTAGTAGGGCCTCTGCCCTGTGTTCATCCTTCTTTCGCTTCAGCTGGGAGGATAAATCTGGGAACCATTGTTGCGCCATGCGCCTTGCGCTGTCCTTGTCCTTCGGAAGGTTCATCGACTTCTTCCAGACAGCCGGTCTTATCGCCGTGTAAGCCTTGCCGGATAAAGCCGCAGTGGTCATTATCTGCGCATAGCCATAGCCCAACTTAAATACTGAAACCACTCCCTGCTTGGGCATGGCTTGCTGCGCTTCGATGTAAATGTGCCGCACGTTCTCGACGCTTTCAATGATGTCGAGCAATGCCCGCACATCAACACCGCCCTCACTGTAGACAGGAAGATCATGGACTTCAGCCCACCCTTCGCTAATGAGCGCAACACCGCCGGTGCGATAGCCACAATCAATTCCTATCGTAACGCTATTTGTAGAAGTCATTCGCAGACACCTCTCCAAATGTACTTTCGCTTATGATACGCATAAACTTCGGTGATGGGATCATTTTATCTTTGTGTTCCCCCGCTAGACACCAGCGCCGCACGACCGTTGCGTGAGATGCTCCAAGCTTCTTTGCCAGCTGAACATAGCTTAGATTTTTCTTTTTTCGCCATTCATCTAATTGCATAAAATTTTCCTCTTGCATTGTCTGATAATGTTAAATACCAATAGACAGAACATGTCAATGAGGAGGTAACAACATGGGGCTAGATAATGATCTATCCTGGGCGCATCAAAAGGGTTACTATCACCACAGCAACCCAAGTACCCCAGACTATTACACTTTTTTCCAGAAGGGCGTTCTGCGCCCTGCCAGATCTCGCGCAATGAAAGTGGTGAACGGCGAGACAGAAGGTGACAAAGGGCAATCTAAGGCTATCTTAGCAGCGGGTGGTCACTACAAAGATTATCTGGGCAAAAGCCAGTACAACGATAATATCAACATGGCGAGCGGAAGGGCTGTAGAGTATTATTGCGATCTCTGCTTGCTTGAAGATGCTGCGCCAAACGAGGCCTACCGCGAAGCATTGAACGTTTTGACTTCCCTGCAAACCGGCGATTGGATTGACCAGGCTAAAACAGCTGCGCAGATTGAGGGCAGACAAAGGATCCGTTTTGGTGCAGATGGCAAGGCCCCGCGTAAAAAAGACGATATGGCCGAGCGCTGCGAGTTTGAGATGGTATGCGAGAATGCGGTTGCGGGCTTGCGTGAAGCAACAGCGGGCGCGAATAAGATCGTGGGCCAGACTGAGCTGCGCGGAACATTGCCTGGTTGCCAGCTTCCGTACCTGGGCTATGGAGATTACCAAGAGGGGTCTGTAGAATTAAAGACACAGTGGGACACTGCTGTTGATACCGACGCGCCGCGCTCAAACTCTTTGCCTAAAGCAATCAAGCCGCCGCACCTTCTACAGATAGCAGGTTATTGGAACATCACTGGCAAAATTCCACGCATAGTTTATGCTAATCGGATCGGTCACGTTGTTTTCGAGGCAACGATTGAGCAGCTGGAATATGCACTTACAGATATTATTGCAGCGTGTATGCGCCGTGAAAAACTAATGATGGTGACGGAAAGTGTTGAGCAGTTGCTGAAGCTTTGCGACCCTCAGTTTAAAGATAGCTTTGTTTGGCGGGATCAACACCCTGATGTCATGCGGAGCGCGAAAGTATTAGCGGGAGTATCTAAATGAACGAACTAATCACAGCCATGTCAGAGATCAATGATCTCAATCGGACGCATGGCGTTGTCCAGCGGGGCGGGAAGAAATACACAGAAGTATTTGTGAGAGTTGAAGCCTTTCGCAAAGCATTCGGAACCTCTCTAGGTATAAATACTGAGATCCTGGTGGACGATGGGACGCGCGTTGTAGTCAAAGCCACCGTTGTAAACGCGGCGGGTTTCATAATCGGAAGCGGATTTGCTGAAGAAATACGCGGCCAGGGTAACGTTAATAAAACATCCGCCTTGGAGAATGGCGAAACATCTGCGATCGGTCGCGCGCTTGCTTCACTTGGATTGCATGGCGGGGCCTACGCATCAATCAATGAGCTTGATGGAGTAAATCGTAAGCAGCAGGCGATGGAACAGCCAGCGCAGCAACCAGTACAACCAACACCGCAAGCGCCGCAAGCCGATAACGGCCCGCAGCAATACCTTGCACAAAGAATTGCCGAGCTTCAGACGATCACTGTTCGATCTGATCTTGGCAAATGGGAAGATCATTACAGCATTGGCTTAGACCAATTCTCTTTGGAACATCCCGAACTATACCAAACCCTAAAAACTGAGTTTAATAAAAGAAAGGCGATGCTATGAGCAGACCACAATTAGGAAACAATCGTTTGCAGCTGCAAGGCTTCATGGAAAACGGACAAGCAATCGATATGTCGGCTTCGGCTTGGATCAATGAGCCAAAGGAGCGCAAGGGCGATCCGGCTGCACGCGCTGCAATTGAGCAGATCCACGATATTCTTCTACAGCACCAGCTCACAATAAGCATTTCGGTTGCGGCAAAGAAAGGTGACGAGCCACGCGAATGGCCTAAGATCGGATCTTGGAACTTGTTTGCAAATCGCAGACCTGACCAGGCTCAATCTGCACCACCGCAGCAGCAATACCAGGCTCCGCCAGCAGCTGCACCGCAGCAACAATGGCAACCACAGGACAGTCAAAACAATAACCCTAACTCTTGGCGTTAAAGTCTTGGTAAATATCCAGGGGCGTTTCAGTAAGCTTCGCCCCTGGGTTTCTTAAAAACGCCGCATCTGAAGTGGCTAAACATGAGGTAACAAATGAATTTTATTGATTGCCCCGAATGTGAGGGCGAAGGGAAAGTATACAGCGAGTATTTTGTCCCCCAAGGTTTCGACAACGATTACGGATTTCCTAGTGAGCGCCTGGAGCATTGCGAAAATTGCAACGGGAGTGGCCAGATAAAACCAATGGAGGATGAAGAGGATGCTTACGACTATGGGTGTTAGAATAAACGATAAGGAAATTGCTGCTTTGATTCGTTGCGCGGAGGCTGGGCTTACTCAAGGGGAGGCGGCAGAAACAACCCTGCTGTCACCAACAACTGTCCACCGCGCGTCAGTGCAATTCGGAATAAAGTTCCACACTTTTAGGGAGAATGATAATGCAAGAAGAAAGCGTGACAATAAAAGCAGCAAAGCGACAAAACAGGCTGCTGAAACTGATGCTCAAGGACAGCGAGCAAAGAGGCAGGCCGAACCTAAAAATGCAAATCGAGGAGGTCTTAGCCCTTGCGAGTTTAATGCTAAGAAGGCTAGAGCGGGAAGAGTTGTAGATGAATTAAAGAAAGCTAAAACGGTTTCTGAAAGAAAAGAAATCTTGATTGGCTTTAATATGATTGAGCATGAAATAGAGATGGCTCGCTTGGGCAGAAGACCACAATTGCCAATGGATCTGCGAGAGTACCAGAGCCCCACCTCAAGGGATGAAGCCAAACAAAAAGCTATGGTTGTTGCTGAAAGGAAAAGGCAGATGATCCTTAGCTGCTTTAATAAAGGCGAAGACCTAAATGCTGCTGACGTTGGGGTGAAGATTGATATGGCAGCAGAAGAAATGAGCGTTCAAACAATCAGTTCTTTCTTGGATGGTATGTCGAAGCAAGGCAGGTTGTTAAGGTATCGCTTGCCGCAGGTTAAAGGCGACAGAAATTATTGGTATTATTTTTTACCGTAGGAGAAAACAAATGCTAACAACTTTATCCTGCATCGCTGTCGCGGTGTACTTCGAGGCCAGGGGCGAAAGTATGCTCGGACAGCGCGCGGTGGCTGAAGTTATTCTGAACCGTGTAATTGATCCACGCTGGCCCGACACAGCTTGCGAAGTTATTAAACAGAAAAATCAGTTCAGTTTCTACAGCGATGGCCTGTCGGACAAACCAACGGACGCCGCTGTGTACGCTCTAGCCGAGTTTGCTGCTAGTGATGCAATAAAAGGAAACACGCTGCACACAGGCGCGCTGTATTATCATGCAACTTATGTGCAGCCTGTGTGGCGGCATAAGCTGGAACGGCTTGGCCGAATTGAGGGTCACATCTTTTATGGGGACAAAACCTTTGCGCCGAAAACAAGCATTAGGCCAAAAGCGACACCGCTTAATGGATAAGATAGAACTGGCTGGGCTGCTTGGATTTATGCTGGGCGTAATCTTCGGATCAGCAATGTCAGCAGTTGTTTTTTGGATTTTAGTGTGGTGGTGAGGCCAGCCTGGTGAAAAGTAACAAAATGCTGGTTTGGTGTAGTATCAAGTTAAAATTAAAGCTGGCCTCACAAAAATCATAACACCGAATTTAATTACCGCAACTTATTTTTTATTCTTATTCATCATTGAGATCCGCTTGCCCTTGGCAACAGCTTGCGGTTTCGATGAAGCCCCCCAAGCTTTCAAAGATTTCAAGAGCGGGGTGTCAGTCCCGTCCTTCTTCTTTGTCGGCCCAGGCATTTTGCCCATGCGCTGCAAGAAGGCAGCCCGACGCCCACTGTTGCCTGTTTTTTCTGGGGGCCGCGCCATTACTTTTTCCTTTTATTCATCATCGATGTCTTGGCGCTGTCCTTAAAGTCCTTGGAGCTAGGCGCACCAGCCGATCCAGGCTTGCGCATTTTCTCTCCGCTACCAGAAGCTATGCGCTTCTTCTTTGCGTTGATGTTTGAATATAATCCTTGCTTAGGCATAGTTAAATCTCCAATTGAAAATGAGGGCCATCGATAAACGGGCGACGACCTTGTGATCTACGCAAGTCAATATAACTATTCATTGCGTCTTCCATTGTGCCTTCAGTGTATTGGGCAATATTCGGGACCGACCAAGACGCGCCCCACACGATGGGGACATCCACCTCGCGCGCAGCTTCTGCCATAGCGTCAGCAATTTCGTCGTAGAGGTTCAGTTCCCACCGGCCACCGTCAACGTAAGCCATGAGATCCACAGCCAGCCCATCGATGTGCTTGCTTTTCATTGTTTGGCTTGCGCCCTTGGCAACCAAAACCTTTTGCTCCTCTATGGTACGCATTCCGCAGATCACAGAGAAGTCTTGTTTGGTCACGCTGATTGCATATTTAACAACGGCAATCATCCGCTCATCAATGCCCTCAAGCTTTTTCAAGCTTCCTTTGCCTAGCTTATATGTCATTTCTTACCTCCGAAGAATTTAGTTGCCGACCTCACTGCAAAGCTACTAGCAACGATCACGCCTAACGTATAGCTGTACCACCCTGGCATAGTGTCGAGCGCAGCGAACCCATTGGCTACAGCCTTATCTGCCCACTCGAACGGCAGAAATGCAAGTATTAATGGAATGCTAAAAAGTAAAACAAGATACTCGTCCTTCCACGAATTTTGGGTGCCTTGGGCCATAATCTTTTCCCAATCCGCCTCAGATGTAGCGGCGGATTTCATGATGGTAGCCTTTGCTTCCGCCTCGACTAGCTTCAAGTTGGCATTCGCAGCCTGTGCGCTTGCCTTACCTTTAAGCCATCCGCCTGCCAGTTCAGCTATCGGACCTATGAGTGCCTGTATCATTTGTCGTACCTCTCTTCGTGTACAATCTTATTTGATGTCACAGTGGTGGTCGATTCTTTCCCCATCCAGATGCCAAAAGCGCCTGTGAAAGCTCCAGTTACAACTGAAATTAATCCCGCTTGACTGACAGACAAATCTGGTTGAGACATCGCCCACTCTAAACAACGAATGTACATAATAGTTGTAACCAGCATCATAAGACGAGGTAAAACTTTCCACTCATCAAGTTTAGTTGACATCTTTCAAACTCCTTGCGTAAGCAATAGCGTGGTGCCTGTGTTCAGTTATTATAACAACTTTTCCATCTTTGTCACACACAACGTATTTTCCCAGTCTATTCTGATATAACCTCAAAACACTGCACCATAATATTCTGACTCGTGACCAGCACCTTCGCATCATCTCTCGCCCTCATGCACTCGCCCCGATCCGGGTGCTGCGATAGCTGGTGGTAATTTAAGTTATTATTCATAAACTGAAACCACACAAGAAACCAC